CCCGTCACCAAATACTATCTCATATTGATCGTTACTGTAGCCCTGAACGAAGTATATTTGTGAATTCGAATTCAATCCGTATAATGTATCTGCTTTTGTATATACAGAATTCGACGAATCCGATGCTGAGTTGATCACCGTAACTTGAATGCTGTTCGTATCGATATTCAATGAACTGAGAGTATATCTAACAGATCCGTCTACTGTAAAGAATTCATATACGATCTTTCCTTCATATATATACACAGGATCGGTCACATACTCACCATCAGTCCTATTGATCGTTATCTGCTCATTGGTCGTAAAATCCATATTGATCCCATCAACCACTGATCTTAAGGTATAATTTTCTGGGATCACTACATTGTCAGGAGCATCAGCTCCGGTGTTTATTGAAAATATTACTCTTGCTCTTGCTGATGTTCTTGATCTAGGTATGTAGTTTAATTCTTTTGCGTGAGATACGACTGAATTCCTTAATTGTGAAGAGTCTAAGAACATCTCGCTGCCTATCATGTTGAGATAAAAGGCATTCATGTATGTGTTGTAGGACAATACATCTAACAGAGAATTAAGATTAGATCCTTCAAAATCATAATCTTTAAATTGTGTCTTAGATTTCATAAAGGTTTTGAGGTTGTTTTTGATGCCATCAAAACTCAATTCTGATACGTCTAGGAATCCTGTGTTAGCCATTTATCTTACTCTTCTTAAGACGAAATCTAATGTTATTGGCGATATATTATTGACTAGCGAAAATACGATAGTTACTTCATAAGCATTATCATCAGGAAATCCCTTTGCAGTTACGCTTATAAGACGAGCTCTAGGTTCATAATTGTTTATGGTCTCTGCGATCTTTTCTTTTAAGATATATTCACTATCTTGACTTATATTCTCAAACAGTGTCTGGCGTATACCTGAACCTAATCCTGGATTAAAGAACCTCTCATAAGGATCTGTCAATAAAAGATTTCTAACAGATCTTTTTACCGCAACCTCATTGGTTATCAATACCATATCCTGTTTTATAGGATGGATATCAAAATTAGTGGGTATATCTGAATAGAATACTGTGCTTGCCATCGTATATTTATAATGATGTCCGACAAGCATTTAGATATTGCGGATTGTATTTTTGGATGTCATTAGCAGTAGAAGATGCTAATGCCCATCCTTGTGTCATAGGTTTAGACCCAAATGGAGAGAAGTTCTCTCCGACCATCACAGCACTCATCCCGAGCATCAATGGTATAGCATTGTCTGATCTTCTCATCTCGATCATAGATGTTATAGGGACGTTCATATTGTTGCAAAGGTCGGATGTCATCGTTGCTACTTGCTGTCCATAAAAAGTAGTCGGTGATGGTATAGCAGATGATCCTGTCACTAGGTTAGATACTACAGATGCGATAGATAAAGATCCGCCCATGGAGGCAAAATTCTGCATTCCAAAACTAACAACGCCCGTGCCGCCGCTAGGAGCCCCGAATGCTCCTATCTTCCTACAGAACACTTGATCGACTGCAGGAAGCGATATCGGAGCCTCACCGAAGAAACTCTTACCCGCCATAGAAGGTGGTGTCAGCATAGGATTATTTGCTATCGTTGAAGATGCGATCCTTTTCCCCGTCAATACCTCAGACATGAAGCTACCTACTGCATTGCCTCCGACTTGTTGTAACAGGACTCCCATAGCAATTCCACCCAAGGGTCCTAAAGAACTTAGCACACCTCCTAGAGGTGTTGCTCCTAGGAGGCTGGTGATTGCTGAAGCTGCTATCATCGTAGCCTGTGATTGTATGGTAGCTGTCGGATTCAAGACAGCACTAATCGTATTAGGATCCAAAGCGATGCCGCTCGATAATCCAGAATATAGGTTGATAGATTGGTTGATTGCAGCAGTCGATAATGCAGGAGCATTCTTGAGGATGCCTGAATGTGCATTGTATATTCCAGCTGTCTCGATGATAGACGGGCCTATCACACCCAATGATATTCCGAGAGCTGCCGCAGATAAGATATCTCCACCACTGCTCTGAGTATAATCATCATATTGTTGGATGCTTGTATATTGAGGTGCATATCTTTGATTAACAGATGCGATTCCGTTTGCTAAATATCCGACCTTATAGATATCTTGTATCTGAGTGATGTCTCTTATGTTTCTGATATATCTCGGCTGTCCAAGATCAGGAATTCCGATAACATTTGCGATATATTCGAGATCGTTCTGGTTCTGGTTTGCTGCAAGTATGTAAAAGAAATTCTCTAAGGTATCTTGAGGAACGACTCCAAAAGAAGCGAGCTCAGTAGATTTAGATAGGATAACAGCTTTTTCTAGATCAGTGAGGATATAATTTTGAGGAGTACGTACATAGTTGACAGGCGGAGGTCCTGCTAATTTCAATGCAGCAGCAACTCCTAATAATTGTGCTCCTATGTTGATTGCTGTATTAAAAAAATCATTAGATTCTTTTAATTCTTGATTGCCATAGAATCCAGGTCTCTGTATATCACCTCTTTGCATTGCTGCTGTGATATCACTGTTTAAAATCTGATTGCTGCCGCTAGAAGATCCTGCAGGAGGTGACGATCCTGTTGTTTGAGAAGCAGGATATGCAGTATACGTAAACGTGCTTGTATCTGGTAATTTAAAAGTTCCTGTTGCTGTCTGATTAGCAGCATCAGCAATCGCTTGTGTGTATGCCTTAGCTCTAGCTTGACTAGCAGCGAGATCTAAATTGCCAGAAGATATGTCTTCTGTAAAAGTAATATCAACCATAGGTTCCCACTCTTCCCCTTAAAGCAGCTTGTGCATAGGATAATTGCAATCCTGGTTGTGAATTCTTGCAACCAGGATCAGCACAAGTGATGACTAATCCGCCACCAGGCTGTCCTGGTTGAGCAGATTCGAGATGTACATGAATACCAGGAGAATCATTCTTTTCTAGATATATCCTGCTGTACGGAAGATTATCCCTCACATATGCAGCTATCTGTGCTGTAAATGAAGTATCATCTTTGTTAGAACATCTGAGATCTACTGCTCCTCCGGTCGTGTGCTTAGATGTAGATTTAGATGTCCTATACCAGCTAGTTATCTTCATCCTGGATCCAAACTTCTCAAATAGAGGATCTAATATATTCCATGCAATATTCATTGCTTCTGTGAGGACTGCTTTATGTTGAGACGCAGGACAATCTCTCAGATCTAATATCATGCCGACAGTGACATGTCTTGATATCTTTTCGCTTGAGTTATATATTGATGAAGGCATGGGTGTTGGATTTTTCTCTGCGGTCCCAGTACCCGTGACTGCTCCTGCAGGCCTGTCATAATCACCTTCAGATGCAGATTCTGCACTCATTCCCGTATCTACGATCTCAGGAACAATTCCAGCACCAGAATTACCTGATGCAGCGCCTTCAGCGATCTGGTTCGGCGTCCCGCCTTCGTTCTTATAGAGGGAGAATTCTTCTTTGGACATCTTCTTTGAATTCTTAGGAAAATCAGGTGCGGTTCTCTGTGTTGTTATGTTATCGATGATCGTCTCTGCTGGGGCATACTGAGCTAACGATGCTTCTCCAGGATCTGCGGGATCAGATGGAGCCGAAGGGCTAGAGGATCCTCCTACCTGAACGTCAGTGGCAGATCCTTTGATCTGTATCTTTCCGCTACCTAACACATCTACAGTAGAAGCAGAATGGATAGATGCGTCACCCCCGGATGATATCTTGGTCGTGCTAGCTGCTTTGACATCAAATGTGCCTCCTGATTCTATGCTCATATCACCTGATGACTTGGCAATAACCTTTGCCTTCGAACCTAAGTTCATGTCACCTGTAGCGAGCGCTGTAAACTTCGTCTTTGTTCCTAGATTCATGTCAGTCAAAGACAATGCTGTGAATTCTTTCTGTGCTTGCATCGAGATAGCAGCATCGCTCCTAACGAAGATATCTAGGCCTGCGTCCATGTCAATGCTCTGCGATGATTGTATCTTCGTCTTACCTGCAGACGTTATCCTGTTGTCACCTGCGATCATCGTGCTCATGTCTTTTGCTACTTCAAATACTTTGCTTCCTTCGATAGATTCTTCTGAAGAACCTCGGACAGATGTTATCATGTCACCACGTACATGTAATCCTAGATTGCCGCCGACATTGAAATCAAGATCGCCGTCTGTCTCAATCGTTATCCTGCCGTCAGCTTTTAGAATCAGATGGTTTCTTGCAAATACAGTAGCATCACCTTTTGGAGCGATAAGGCCTACACCCTTCTTGCCAGAAGATATCATATGGATAGAACCATCCGCATCTATCATGATAGTAGCGCCAGAATGGTGTTGTAATGTTATTGTATCAGAACCGAAGTTATTGTCAATCAGTATCTTGTTTCCTGTCGCAGAAACGAATCCTTGCATGTCGCTAGGATCGCCGACTCCACCTGCGATGCCTACTCCGGGTCCTGTATGTGTGATCGTCTGATCGCTGCCCGTGCTCGGTTTATCCTTTACAGACACTTCATAATAGGGTGCGGGATTTCCTGCAACTATATTTTGAGGAGCAGTTGATCTGCTGACACCATCACCTTCTCTATTAGTGATTTGTTTATTTGATAGAGGATCTGATGTAAACGATTCTGGATTGATAGACATATGTTACCCACAAAAATTTAAGTATAGAGCTGAAATAGATCTCTGTAATTGTTCGTTATCACTCTGTATCTGTGCAGAATGAGTGAATGTAGAAAGCAACTTCATCGCTTTATATAGAGTGATCTTCTGTTGCTGCGTGACGTAGTAATATGAAGGTACCGTTAAAGCTTTCTCATTTATGAATTTCTTTGTCCCGCCGATGAGAATGACTGATGCCGCATCTTCTTTAGCTTCTGCACCTTGATATATCCTACCATCGACATCTATGATGAATGTTGCGCTAGCATAGTCGTTTAGATTCACAGATTCATTCCTACGAGTATTAGAAAAAGTGAAAAAGAAATTCTTACAATATGATAATGCTTCAGGAGACACGTTCTTCATGACACACCTCCAGTATATGAGAGCGAAGAATATGCTTTCATAGCAAATGCTAACTTGTTTTTATATACAGGGTGACTCCTATCAGAATATCCTAATGATTTAGGAGGATTTTGTTTAGAAGTCCCTGTTCCCGGGACGATAGTAGATTCATCTCGTTCGAACATTATAGCATTAGCAGTTGCATCTTCGATATTTTGAGATGTTAATAATTTTTTAAAATGTACTCTCTCATCTCCTTCAGTGAGTTCCCACCAAAGATAATCTAATTGTTTTTCTAAAGATGGAGCATTGCTTTTTCCTATGCTTGTCAATCCACATTGTCTAGCTAATTCTGCTTTTCTAGGACCCAACCATTGAGCTATCCCGATAGTGTTGCCATTAGAAGCTATAGGATCTATGCTAGGCCCAGACTCACCTTGGAGGTTTCCGACTATACCAGCACATATAGCTTTTAAAGATGCCCCTTCGCCGACTGCTCCGCTTGCTTTGATCTTTTCCCAGAAGAAATTGTATACCTTCTGAGGATTGCCTGAACCTGTGAGTTGAGTCGTAGATGGTGTCTGTGTCGTATCTGTAGGAGTCCCACCTGTATCTGGCGTAATAAGTAAACCGCTATCAGAATTTTTTGTTGGAGGTGCTTGTCCCCCAGGAGAATTATTTACAGAACCTTGACCTCCATTGATTACTCCCATGATGATCGGTTGTTGAGAATCTTCGCCATCAGCAAAGAATCCCGCTACCCAAGTACCGTTCACTAGACCATGATTGGCATTGCCCCCAGATGTCTGTCCGCCAGTAGTGGGAAACAATACAATAGCCCAGGGAAGATCTCCGTCAGAGACTCTGACAATATCTTCTGTATGATGGATCCCGAATATCCTAACTCTCACGCGGCCATCGAAACCGACATCTTTCACGACACCTGTAAACCACCTAAATCTGTCGCCATAAAAATCGTCATTGATCATTAAACTGGACCCTGCAATCCTGTACCTCTGCCTGTAGAATTGTATAATGATGACTCGAAAAGACTATTGAGATATCCATCTTTATATATTCGTAAAGTTGTCGCAGCCAAACTACCCTGCATTATCACTTGTTTGACTTCTGATATGATGAATAACCCGGATATATACTTATCTATTTCAACGGTATTGAATCCGTGATTTTCTGGTATGTCACAGTATATCACTTGACCTGCTCTTAGATCCATGTTTGCTGGAACGGTGATTGTCAGATCGATCTGGTTCATAGCATTCATGTATTTAGCCACATTTCCAAACTTACGTCTATAGGTAGGTTGATCCATACCTTGACCATCAGCATCAGGAAAATTGTTTATTATATAACGGACCCGGTTTGAGTATTCTTTTTCTATCTTCTCATTCTTTACATACTTGATGTAATCAGGAGTATTTAAAGTAGAAGGTGCTAATGTAGGAATGTTAGCATCATATAAGTTAGATTCATTTAATTCTGTAGGAGTGCTTGCATATGCTTTCTGTAACATATTGATCTCAAACAATTCATTCTGATAGTATCCTCCCGGTATCTTTTCTAAAGAAGAGAACCTCTTATTATTTACGATGTTAGTGATGACGCGGAGATCTTGATTAGAATCTCCTGTCACTGATTTAGATAAGCTAGCAATATCTGAGATATACCTATATTTGTTTTTCTTCAACGTGTCTTTTATCTTTAAAGCATCTTCTATGATCTGCTGCATCGTGATGAAGTTAAATTGCTTTAGATCTTCGAAGAATAGATATAGGAAATGCCTATCGTTTTCTTTTGCGACAGCATGTTTTGCTAGCCAACTTATAGCATGGAAAGGCCTTATGTTGGGAACAACCATATTACGTACCTTGACTGATGTCTCCTTGACAAAAGGTTTCCTAGGTATTTTATATTGTTTGGTCGTCTCATCTGCGATATACTCATCATATACTTTCTCTGCCATGTCTTCGACTAGATCATTAAAAGCATGAGATACGTATTTTCTCATGTTCTGAAGCAATTGAGGGCTTGCAAGATCAACGATATACATCAGCGATCTTGCTCTATCGCCGATGATGATATCACGGACACCTTTTATTATGAATTTTAATTGGTTGGTCTTATTTGGGCTAACGTCTTGAAAATAGCTTCCCGCGGAGGCGGATGTATCGCTGCTACCAGTGTTGACCTGATCATATGTCACTATTATTAGCTCTTCACCCGTGAAAGGATAATTGACGAACAGTCCGATAGGATCATTGATAAGCATCTCGCCTTTTATAGTAGGCTCAAACATAGATTGATATATGGTCAATTCCATGAACTGAGGCAGCAGACTCATCTTATCCCTTTTATTGAATTTTTCTATTTCAATATCGGATACTGTTATATTTAAAGGATTGAGATTAGCCATTATTAAATATATCTTTTACTTGTTGTTTGAAATCCGAAACGAATTCGTTCCGCATCAGCTTGATTTCTCTCTTAGATTCATTGATCTCATTCTCATAATCCCATACACTCTTAGCGATCCAACCTGCAGGACTGCCTAACTTAGAATAAGTCGCTGGTGTCATGTTATAATTATATGAAGCGATTGTCTCAGGGCTATCACTGGCGATCCCTTTGTAATAGTAATATGCGATAGAACTTGCTATAGTAGTAGTCGTCAATTTTTCTACTGCAGTATTATATTTTTTCTCTAGATATGATATCAATTGTTTTTCATCTAATATCCAATCCTTATAAGGATCAATGATTCCGTTCGTGAGGAATATCACCCAATCAAGAGTGGAATCTCCGTATGCATCATAGGCAAGCGTATCCGGACGTTCGCCATTCTTTATGATGTATGTATAGAATAATCTATAATCTTCCAGGTATCTTTTAACGACTTCTGCCTCTACGAGCAGATTGATCGCTTTTAGATTATTATAAGTTACAAAAGGATAATAATTAGCTAATGACATTTAAGCTCTCTGTTTTAAAATTCGTAAAGGTCTCACGATGAACCCGGGCCCGAGTAACTTACCGGAGGCAGTCCTGTTGTTATATCAAGAGGTCGAGAAGGATTTCCTGTCTTTCCGGCGGCAAAATTTCCTCTTGTCTTGATATCGATCTCTTGAAAAGTCATGCTGATTTCTATGATGACTGGATTTCCATCTCTATAGAATGCAGGTGTTCCTCCACCCATGCTATTGATAGATAGACCTGTTATGAATGAATCTGATACATTAGGTAGGTTAGCACTGCTAGATCCTGTCACAAATTCAACAGTAGCAAGATACGGATAATCTAAAGCAAACCCGCCTCCTACTATTTCTGGATGCATGAATGCTTTGATGTAATCTATCATACTATTCATCATCCGTGCTTCAGATTCAGATTTAGGAGAGAGTTTCCATGTGAATTGGTATGTCTTTAATGCGACACCTTCGAATATAGTCGTCAAGTGGGGATTTCGTACTACACCCAGCTGTGATTGTGAAAATCTCGCGAGATTGCTATCTGATATGCCCGGCGTCAGAGCTGCAACCATGCCAACCATGCTCATGATTGAGCCTGCTGCATTTGAACCTTGTGTTTCAGCGTTAAATTTATCAGCCAATGTTATACCAGCAGCCTGCATCTGTGCGGATTGTTGAAAATTTCCTAACAGATCCATGTTATTTCCACTGACAGTTATATTAAAAGAATCTATCAATTGCTGAGGAATGGGCAATCGTATATATGTTCGAAACGTAGGTGTCAAAGTAGATCCGGGCTTTGGCCTTTCATACTTTCTCAACGACATCCTGGTATAGAATTCTGGCACTTCTTGAGGAAATGCAAATTGAGTGACGACAGACATGCTCGATATAAACTCCTATAAATATATCGTATATTTATAATGGTAATATGGCATGTCGTATAAAGGTAAATTTAGACCCAAGTTTCCTGAAAAATATAAAGGAAATCCTACAAACATCGTTTATAGGAGCTTGTGGGAATTGAGGTTCATGAGACATCTTGATTCTCATCCGGGCGTAATCCAATGGTCATCAGAAGAGATAATTATCCCCTATGTTAGCCCCATGGACAACAAGATCCATAGGTATTTTCCTGATTTCTGGGTAAAGACAGCTGTCAAGGACGGCTCGATAAATACAATGATAATAGAGATTAAACCCTATGCTCAATGCAAAGAACCGGTCAAGCAACAGAAGATAACTAGAAGATATATCAATGAAGTGACTACTTATGGCGTCAATAGCGCTAAATGGAAAGCTGCTGAACAGTTCTGTCTCGATAGGAAATGGCAGTTTAAGATACTAACAGAAAAAGATCTAGGATTGGATAAGAGATAATGCCTATTTTTACAAAGATTCTTGAACAAGGTAAAGCTAGCATAGGAGCAACTTCCGTATTTAAGCCAGGAGCTCCTAACGTCAGAGATTGGTTCAGAGACAAAGCAAGAGAAGTTCGATCTGTAAGAGTAGAGACGCTAGTCAACAGGAATCCGCAATACAACAAGAACTTCGTTCGTCCAGGATTCATGTATCTGTTCCAATACGATCCTAAACATAAAGAAGATCTCCCATACTATGATCGGTTCCCTTTGATATTTCCTTTCGAAGATCAAGGTGACAGCTTCCTTGCGATGAACCTGCATTACCTTCCTCACGTATACAGGGCGAGATTGCTAGATTATCTCTATGATCTGTTAAATAATGAAAAATACAACGAGTCAACAAGGATAAGGGCTTCATATAAGCTATTAAATGCTGCTTCTCGTTATAAATATTTCAAACCATGTGTGAAACGATATTTGCACAGCCATGTCAGGAGCAGATTTTTACAGATACCCGCTAATGAATGGGACATTGCAATGTTCTTGCCGCTAGAGAGATTCGCGAAGAAATCTAAGAATTATGTTTACAAAGAGTCGAAAGATATCATAAATGGCGTTTAGTATCAATGAAATGCTCTCTGCAGTCAATTCAGTAGGTGGGTTATCCAAAGCATCTAAGTTCATGGTGACTATCACCCGAAGCGCGGGAAGCAGCCGTGATGATAGAGCGCCTCCAGTAGCAGGAGGCGCACAGAATCTCACATTTCTTTGTGACAGCGCTTATCTTCCGGGCCTGGGATATCAGACAGATGAGATCAGGATGTCAGGCTACGGCAACGTCGAGAAGCGTCCGTATGCTACGATATTTCAAGATGTCCCTTTGACATTCTATAGCGACGCAGACGGATCAGTATTCAAATATTTTCATGCATGGATGCAATCAGTATTTTCCTTTAATGATGCAGCAAATCCTAACGGGACAGTCAAAGGGTTGCCATTGAATTCTTTCCAATATCCTAGCGAATATTACGGTATTGTAGAGATTATCCATATGAATGAGATAAACACTACAAAACAAGCAGATAACACGATTGTAAAATATCAATTGCTCGAAGCATATCCTATATCAATCGGAGACATCCAGGTCGATTGGAACATGCAAGATCAGATCTTAAAGATTCCGGTGACTTTTGCATATACTAACTGGACATCAACCACATTAGATCAAGGTGTTGCCGATAGAAATTCACTGACTAGAACAACTGCTTTGACAGGAAGAAGCAATTATATCGATGAACAGTTGAATAAGATAACAGAAAAATTGATCTATAAAGGCAGCCGTATCCGTGACGGCATTAATTTTTAACATAAGGATACCTATATTATGGCATTACCTAAGCTCAAACACCCAACATACTCTGTGACAATACCTTCTACTCAGCAGAGCATTAATATCAAACCATTCACTGTGCAAGAAGAAAAGATCCTTCTGATGGCAAAATCTTCAGAGAAGACTGAAGATGTGATCGCTGCAGTCAAGCAGATCATTAAGAACTGCATCATCGAATCGGTAGATGTAGATAAGCTAGCAACATTTGATGTTGAATATCTGTTCGTTAAGCTTCGTTCAAAATCGATAGGTGAAGTCGTGGATCTCGAATACAAAGATCCTGACACCGAAGAAGTCATCAAGTTCAAAGTTAATCTAGACAACATCGAGATCAAACACAACCCAGATCATAAGAGCAAATTCATCATACATGATGATGTAGGATTGGCGATGAGATATCCCACTCTAGATGAAGTCAGATTGCTCGATGACTCAAATAACAAAGAAGATGCGGTATTTGATATGTTGTTCAAGTGTATCGATAAGATCTATGACAGCGAGACAGTATATACGGATTTTACAGAAAAAGATCTCGAAGAATTCGTTAACAGTCTACCTATGGATAGCATGAACAAGATCAAAGAATTTTTTGATACGATGCCGTCTCTAGAACATACTGTGACATTAAAGAATAAAGCTGGCAAATCGACTGATGTTGTTCTGAAGGGTCTCAATAGTTTTTTTACGTGATGACCGGGTATTCTAATATCGCGGTCTACTATAATACTATGTTCTCTTTGATGCAACACCATAAATACAGTATGTCTGATTTAAATGATATGTATCCTTATGAACGGGATCTGTTTGTGGATCTATTGATGCAACATCTAAAACAAGTAGAAGAACAAAGAAAAAATGGCTAAGAAAAGAATATTCGCCGGTAGAGTGGGGCCAATAAAATATTTTTTCGATGAGAACGGAAATGTTGTTGATCAAACCGGAGCAGTTGCGCCGCGCGCTATTGCTGCAGCTATACTAGCAGGTATTGAATCTATTCCAGAGGTTGAAGTAGAAGACAAACCGCCAGCTACACCTAAAGCTCCTAAAAAAATAAAACAAGCCAAATCAAAAGAAGAATCTTCAGAAGAATTTTCTTTAAGCAGAGTAACACAGAAAATATCTTCTGCCAGAGGATCAACTCGCGGAACTATGGGTAATATAGCAGATGTTATAGGTCGCGGCACTATCGCCGCTTCTATAGGATCTGTCCCGGACCTCCGTGGTGTAGCGGCCGCTACCCTTGATGCTGCCGGTGTTGGCGGATTAGTTACGATGGGAGGCCGGAGAGGATCATCGAGTCCCGGCGGAGGAAAAAATCCAGAAAAAGAATCTGCAAGCATCTTACT